GCTCGGCGCTCCGTCGTCTCGTCGACCAGCGGCGGCCAGCTCGTCGCGGATGATGGCGCGCATCTCCATCATCATGGCCATGTGCCGCACGGCGCGCAGGTCGGCGAGGAGCTCGGCAAACAGCGCATCGGTGCGCTGGCGCTGCGCCTCGGGCATTGTGTCGCCCGGGCGTGGCACCTGCGCGTCGGGCGGCGTGGTGGTGATGCTCACGATGCGCGCTCCTCGGTGGCCTCGGCGTCTTCGGCGTCTTCGGTCAGTGCGGCCACCAGCGCGGCGATCACGGCGCGAGAGTGCGCGGCGCTGGCTGGCGATCGATCGAACGCTGCCGCGATCCGGGCGGCGATCACGGCGGGCGGCACGGTGGGCGTGCTGGACGGCGTAGTGTTCATCGTTCCCTCTCCTTGAGAATCCTCACCACCTTCACGATCTCCATCAGGGCGGCGGCCTCGGCGTCCCCTTCGGCGGCCATCTCGCGCAGCGCCTCCCACCTTGCCGGGGCGATCCCGAACGGCGGGCGGCGCAGGGCGGCGTACACGCCACTGAACCCCAGGCGTGTATGGGCGCAGATGTCGGGAACCCGCCAGCCAGCGGCGTACAGGCGGCGCACGTAGGCGTCGCGCTCCATCCTGCGGCGGAGCTGGGCGACCTTCTCGGGATCGACCCTGCTACGCGGGCGTGCCGAATTGACGTGCTGTTCGGGGCGCTGCATGGGCGGTGGCGGCGTGCTGTCGTCGGTCATAAGCTCCTCCTCTCGTCGGCCACTCGGCGAGTATACCACATCGGCAGATTGTGTCACGTGAAACAATGCGCGACGGATGGCAGGTCGTCGGCGGATGCCCCGCGCTGGCCAGCGTGCCCGTGGTGCCCGCTCAGTGACACTCTACGGGGCGATGCTGGCCAGCGCGGGGCATCCGCCGGGCGGTGCCGCAGCGGGGCGCTCATGCGGCATCATCGATGGCGTGACCCTCCGCCAGGATCCTGCCCACCTGCATTGCGCTCCACGTTTTGCCGCGTGCCGTCGGGATCTTTCGGCGGTTGAGCTCGGCGGCGATGGCGCGCTGGCTGTGGCCTGCGGCGTGCAGCTGGGCGATGATCGGTGCCACCGTCGCCCGATATGCGGCGCTGTTCGCCGATGCGACAGCCCTGCCCTGCGCTGCCGCGGCGGCGGGTCGAGGATTGCCGAGCTGGACGCCCCGCGCCTTCGCTGCCGCCAGCGCCTCGGTGGTGCGCCGCGAGATCATCTCGCGCTCGTGCTGCGCGACGGCGGCGAAGATGTGCAGCATCAGCGGCGTAGCGTTCGGGATGTCGCACGCCACGAACTCGATGCCCGACTTCATCAGGTGGGCGATGAACTCCACGTCACGCGACAGTCGGTCGAGCTTGGCGATGATCAGTCGAGCCCGGCGGCGGCGGCACAGCGCCAGCGCGTCGGCCAGTGCTGGGCGGGCGGCGTGCTTGCCGCTCTCGATCTCGGTGAACTCGGCGACCAGCTCGGCACCCCCGACGTGGGCGGCCACCGTGGCGCGCTGCGCATCGAGGCCGAGGCCACTGCGACCCTGCCGGGCGGTCGAGACGCGATAGTAGGCAACGTACATGGCGAGAACCTCCGCTTCACTGCTCCATGCGCGGAGTGTACCATAGTGGCATAACAAAGTCAAGCGGACGTATGGCATTGTTACAGCACACGGCGGCGGGGCGTGATGGCCAGCGCGCAGGGCGTCGAGCGGCTGCGCGACGATGACAGTAACCATAGCGTGAGCGAGAGGCCGTTTACCGCACTGCGAAGCTATAAACGTCGCACGCCCGAAACGTTATTTTGACGTTATCGCTCACGCCATAATGACGTGAGTCGAGGGCGTCGCGGAGCTCGGCGCAGGGCGTCGGCGTGGTGCCCGTGGTCGGGGCGTCGCGCTCGGCGTGGCACTGGGGCACTCGGCGTGGCCAGCGGGGGGGAGGTGGCCAGCGGGAAGGCCGTGCCCGGGGCGTGGGCGTGTCGCGTGCCACCGGGCATCGAGCGGCTGCGGGCAGGGCGTCGCGCTCGGCGTGGTGCCCGTGATCGGGGCGTCGCGCTCGGCGGGGCGCTCGGGCACTCGGCGTGGCCAGCGTGCCCTACAGGCGGCCTGGGAGACACTCTACGGGGCGGCACTCGGCGGGGCGGGGGATTGTGTGGCCAGCGCGGCAGCGCGGCGTGTACAGTCACCCCCGCCCCGCGGTTCACCCGGCAGCGCGTGCCACTGGGGCGGCGGGCGGCTCGGGATCATCGGCCAGGTCGATGACGATCCGGGCGGGCAGCTCGGGCACGGTGGCGGGCACGGGCTCGTGCATGCCGAGCATCGTCTTCGACAACCAGATCATCATCGTGACGTTGCCATCGTTGATGGCCGTCTCCCACATCCGGCGGCGCAGCGATGCCTTGCCCTGTAGCCTGCCGCGTGCCACGGCGTCGGCGTACCTGCGCGAGATGGTGCGCGCACTGCACCCCGCGACGGCGGCGATCTCGTCGAGCGTACACCCATACCCGGCGAGGAGCTCGATCTGCCGGTCGGTCAGGTCGATGACCTTCGGTTTGTCTGGCATCGTGTCCCCCTTTGTCGGCGGCGGCGGCGAATGATCCTAGCCGCCCGCGTGTATGTCGATGACGTGCTGGCAGCAGTAGCCATGCTCCTCGGCGTCGCGCTCAGCCTCGCCGAGCGTATCGTACCCGCAGCACTCGACGTTGAACCCGTGCGTACCGTAGGCCACGGCGGCGGCATCGAGGTCGCACACCACCCACCGGTAGGTGCGGTAGGTGGCATCATGTCCGATGACTTCCCACACGGCGGCGCGTCGAGGGCGTGAGCGTGGCGGGCGTGGGGCGTCCCGGTAGAGCCAGGCCACGGCGGCGACGGGCAGCGGCCACAAGTCGGGCACCCAGTAGGCGTAGTCGACCACGCCAGCGCGTGCCACGTGGCCAGCGCGCAGGGCGTCGGCGCGGGCGTCGCGCTCGTGCAGGTAGCCCGTCGGCGACGTGCCGAAGGCCAGGTTGCGCGTGTAGTCGCTGCGCACCAAGTAGACGGGCGTGCCGTCTCGACGCCAGCCACGGTAGACGGTGGCGTGTGCTGTGATGTTCCTGTGGTCGGTGACCATGACGAAGGCCGACGGCGGCGGGTCGGCAGGCGGGCGGCGAGTGCCCGCCGGAGCTGGCACGGTGCGGAGCGTCGCGGTTGTCATGTCGTCATTCCCCTTCGATCGGCGCGTACCAGTCGGCCACGGGCAGCAGCACGGGCGAGATCAGCGCGGCTGGTTCCGAGCCAGCGGCGCGGGCGGCAGCGCGGGCGGCGGCGGCAGACGTGTAGCCTTCAAGATGCGTTCCGGGCAGCACGCCCAAGCCCGAGTTGTTGCACACGATGAAAACGTCCTCGCGCTCTGTCTGCCCACGGCGGATTGAGACGCGCTCACGCGGCGCATCCGGCTTCGCGTACCGTGCCCACCACCGGTCGGGATCAGCGCGCCACGCGGCGTGCTCGGGGTCTTCGTCCACAATTGTAGACGTGGGCATTGTAGCAGATGCCGCGGCACCCGGCGATGATGTGTCGCCGCTCGGTGTGCGGTTGCCGGGCGAGCTGCCGCCGGGCGATGAGGTGTCGCCGCCGCTGCCGCCGGGCGATGAGGTGTCGCCGCCGCTGCCACCACGGGGCGGCGAACCATCAGGGGGGATGCGCCTGGCCGCCAGCCCGTCATCGGCGTCATCGTCTTTGGTGAAGGCGATCAGCCACGCGAGGAGCTCGGCTGGCATTTTGTCAAAGGCACCTGCCCATATGCGCCCGGGCTCGTCTCTGTCTCTCATCCACGCATGGAGCTCGGCTGGATCCACGACACCTGCCCACACGATCTCGGCATCGCGCTCAGGCGTCGAGGCGTCCCGCAAGCCATCGGGGGGAGCGTCGGTGCCATGACGAATGACGAAGGAGGGGGGAGTAGGACTCCCCCCCCCTTTCGTCATTGGTTCGGGGGGTTTCGTCAAACCTTCGTCATGGCTTCGGCATGGCTCTTCCGGGTATGGCTTTGCAAAGCCATCCGTGGCATGCGTCATCTTCGTCATGACCTTCGTCATGGCTTCGTCATGACCCCCCGTGACCTTCGTCATGGTCTTCGTCATGGCTTCGTCATGACCTTCGTCATGGTCTTCGTCATCATCGCTGGCCACGGTGGCCAGCGCGGGGAGCGGTTGCAGCGGCTGCACCACGAACAGCGCAGGATTGCCGCCCGGCAGCAGTGCGGGCGATGCCGAAGCGGCGGCCACGCCGCCCATTTCCTCGGCGCGCTCGATGGCGTCGCGGCCTTTCGGCGTGATCGACCACAGCATACCGCGGCCTCTCCCCCCGGCTTCGGTCTTCGTGACGCCCTTGATGTGCCCTCGATCGACGCCACACTTGATCCAGTAGACGAGCGTGTTTCGATGTACGGGATCGTCCCAACTATCGACCAGATCCTTCGTGGTCGCGCCCTGTTTGTGGTCGTCCCACGTCAGGCGTTCGAGTAACTTGATCTCGTCGCCATCCGGCGCGCCTTTTGTCACGGGCGTGACGTAGTGCCGCAGCACCGGGGCGTCGACGGCCTGGCCGTGGTGCGTCGTCGACCACATCGCCATCGTGAGTAGCAGTGTGTCGAACGGCTTGCCATTGTTGGCCTTTTCGCACTTCAGGCGGAGCGTCTCGCCCGTCAGCGTGGCCTCGACCACCACGCGGGCTTCGTCCCGTAGTCGCGTACTGCCGCGGATGCCGTTGCCGCCCTTCCCGCTGTGCGAGATGATCAGCGCCGCCGCGTCCAGCTCGGCGAGCATCTCGTTGAGTCCTCCCAGCACCTGCCCCGTCTCGGTGGCGTCGTTCTCGTCGGCTCCGGCCAGGGCGAGATGTCCCGCCCATGCGTCGAGGATCACAAACCGCACGCCAGCGGCGCGGAGCGCGTCGGTGTATGCGCGGCGGGATGCGGCGTCGAGGAGGTTCAGCCCCGGATTCTCGAGTTGACCGTCGGCGCTCAGTCGCGTGTTGGCGAGCAGCACCTTCCCGGGATCGATGCCGGTCACGCCCTGCCGCCGCAGGTAGTCGGCCTGCACGCGGGCACGCGACGGCCATTCCTGCGCGCCCTCCGCCGGGATCCACGCCACGGTGGCATGCCGCGTGGCCAGCAGCGCCATTGTCAGCGCCAGCGTTGACTTGCCGCTGCCGCCCGCCCCGGTCAGCACGGAGATCATCCGGACACCGACCCACTTCTCGATCAGCCATTGGATCTTCGATTGGGCGTCGATCTCCGGATCATCGTATGACAACAATCGCACGCGGAGCGGCGGGCGCAGGCCACCCCGGCGGCGGGCGTCGTCGACCACCTCGGCCTTGACCACCTGCCCGGCTGCATCGTGCGCAGCGACGGGGCGTGGTCGCTCGGGCGGCGGGCGATCGGGCAGCGCGCCCCGGGGGTTGCGCTGCCCGGCATCGTAACCGCTCCGGATCGTCCGTTCGATCTCTCGCGCATCGAGCCCCGCCCCGGCAGAGATGGTGCGCCCATCGGCGAGTGCGGCCTCGGCCTGGCCGAGGTCGATGATCCCCCCACCGACGAGCTGCCCCACGCGGAATGCGTACCGGTTCAGGGCGGTATTCCGCCCGCCCTCGGTCGCGCTGGCCAGCTCAGCGGCGATGTTGCGCAGCGTCTTGTCGGCGTAGGCGGCGTTCCTTCTGTCGTCCACGGTGTGCCCGGCGACCACCGGGGCGGGCGTCGGTGCGGCCAGCGGGGCGCTCGGCGTGGCGGGCGGGGCGCTCGGCGTGGCGGGCGTCGCTGCCGCGATGATGGCGGCGAGGTCGTCGAGTCGATGCCGCGTGCCGTTCCCGTCGATGATGCGCACCTGGCGGTGCGGCGTGTACTTGTGGTTCCACGTGTCGGGCACGCGCAGCACGCGGGCAAGATCCTTTGCGCCATCGTCGCCACCCATGACGCGCACCCAGTCGGCCTGCACGCGCTTTGCCCGGTCGAGGGCATCGAGATCACCGGCGATGATCAGCGGCTCGACCAGATACCAGTAGACGTGCAGCCCGCCGCCACTCTCGATGATCATCGAAGGCCGTGCCGCCGCCCATACCGTGGCATGCAGTCGGGCGCTCAGCGCGTCAAGCGTCTCGCCGGTGGCCTTCGTGTCGTACTCGGCGAACAGGCATGCCACGCTGTGGGTGTTCTCGATGCGGCTGCGCACGTGCTGCGGCTTTGCGGGATTGCCCTTTGCGTCCTCCTTCGGGATCCCGCACTGCGGATGCACCCCGTAGTACACGTCGGCATGGTCGCGGTAGCCCTCGACCATATGCGCCGCGTCGGCCAGCTGGTGCGCTCCGCTCGGCGGGGCGGCATCGAGCGCCAGCCAGTCGGTGTGCGAGCGGTCGGGGCGCTTGACCCACAGCGTGCCCAGTGGTGCGCCGCGGCCACCCCACAGCACGGCGAGAATGTCGTCGAAGCTTTTGACGGGATCGGCCATTGTGGTACACTCCGATCGTGCTTTTGGTTGCTTCTCTTGTGGTAAGGGGGAGCAGCGGTGGCGTGGAGTTGCGAGCTCCACGCCACGTGGTTCAGAGCGTCGAGTGCTCCCCAGTGCTCGGCGCTCCGTCGTCTCGTCGACCAGCGGCGGCCAGCTCGTCGCGGATGATGGCGCGCATCTCCATCATCATGGCCATGTGCCGCACGGCGCGCAGGTCGGCGAGGAGCTCGGCAAACAG